GTGGCGATGGACATGTTGCAGATTGCGGCCCCGTCGGGGCTGTAGCGGACTTCCGGGTCGCGACCCAGGTTGCCCACGAGAATGACTTTGTTAACCGATGCCATTACGCGGCCTCCTGCGCAGGCGCCAGGGCGGCCTTGCGGTCTTCCTTGCGCTGGGTGAGTTGTTCGAGCGCGGCGCCGTCGTTGGCGGTACGCGCGGCCTTCTGGGCGGCATTCCAGGCGTCGACCAGTTCCGCCATGGTGGTGGCGTCATCCAGAGCGGCCAGGTGGGCAGCCAGTGCGTCCTCGGTCATGCCGGTTTGGGGCGGCGGGACGAAGGCGCCCGATTCCAGCCACGCCAGCAGGCTGGTGCCGACCGATTCGTCGATGACGAAGGGATCGCGGCCCATCATCAGGCCGGTGCGGTCCTTCGTGGCCATGGCGAAATGGCCGTCGTGGGTGAGGTCCAGCACCACGGTCATCTCGTATTCGAAGCCGTCGCGCTGTTCGGCCTTCATGCCCAGCTTGACCACGGTCTTGCGGCCGTTCTGACCCTCCTGCTGGGCCGTCTCGGTCTTGCTGCGCAGGGTGACGATGATGTGCATCGGACTCTGCAGGATGGCGTCCAGCAGCGCGCGGTGGCGCGGCGTGACGTCGTTCCACGCGGACCAGCTATTGCCCTTGTATTTGGCTCGGGCGATCTCGTCGACCAGCTCCAGGCAGCCTCCCACGCCGCTCCATTCGTGCGTGATGCTGTCGATGATGAGCGTGCCGTAGCCGGCCTGTTCCGCGGCGCGGATGGCCTCGATGTAGCGCTCGGGCGTGTACGGCGCGCCCAGACTGAGCGAATCGAACTCGGGCGGCTCGATCACCACACCGCCCGGCAGGCTGATCGGCTCGGCGTACAGGCTCGCGCTGTCGCGTTCCGAGTCCAGAACGGCGATGGTGGCGCCGATGCCCTTGGCGAGCAGCAGGGCCGACAGGGTCTTGCCGGAGCCGCTGGGGCCGGTCAGTGCCAGCCGTAGCTTGGCCTTCTTTCTCACGGCTTTTTCGAACTTCATGGTCATTTCCTTTCAGGGGGGGCTTCGGATTGCTGCTGCTCTTGCTGCTGTTGGTGCGCCAGCGCGGCGTCTTCGTCGTCCGGGGCCATGGCGCTATTCCTTGGCGGCCACAGCGGTCTTGCCGCAGCCTTCGCAGGTGGGGTAGGGGGTGGACTGGCTGTCCAGCGTCGGGCCCAGCACGCAGGCCATGAGGACGCCGGAGGCCAGGGAGGCGGTGCCGATCAGCAGGTCGCCGTGGGCGCGCAGCAGGCGGCGGATCACAGGAGGCGCTCCTGTTGAGACTGGTAGAACGCATGGGCGCGCTCCAGCTCGGCGCGCAGGTAGTCCTGCCACCAGTCGACGTCGCCGCCGCCGGCCGAGCCCAGAATGCCCGCGTCGTATTCGTCCAGTTCGGGCGTGTCACGCGGCGACAAGTCATCGGCGGCTTCCCGAAGTTCTGACGCCAACGCCTTGGATTCGCCCTCGTACAGAAGCCCCGATTCGATGCGGGCGTTGGCCAGCAGTTCCTGGTCGGACGGGTTGCTGTCGCTGGGATAGTCCGCGTACAGGCAAGCGTGGCGCGGTGGGTGGTCTTCTCGCCGGCCGGGGAAGGGGCCCACCTTGTGGCAGACGCCGGAAGATGTGCGAACGGTTTCCAAGCTCCACGGCCCGGGCGTGTGTTTCGTCGTCATGCGTTTCTCCGGTGCAGGGCCATCGCGGCGTCGCCGATCAGGCCAATCAGGTACGCCGCGGCCAGGCCGCCGGCGATGAATTGAAGGAGGGCGGTCACCACGCCTCCCGCTGGAAGGTCACGCGCAGGCGCAACTCGGGGTCTTCCATGCCCGAGGCCAGCGTTTCCACGTAATGGGTGCTGGCGAGGCGCAGGAACCTGGCAAACAGTTCACCGATGCGGCCGTGCGTCTCGCGGGCGGCGTAGGCCTGCACCGCGTCCTTGTAGGCCGCGACCAGCTCCATATCGCCGATGCTGTCCTGGTAGATGGCGTTTGGCAGGTCCTCGGCGATCGGGCCGCTGGCCCAGTTGAAGACCACGTTCTTGCCGTCGCGCAGCGCCAGGCGCAAGTCCCACTCCAGCTCCGAGCGCAGTTCTTCCTCGGGCGTCAGCTTGCGTTGGGGGTGCGCCATGGCTCAGTTCCTCCCTTCGCGGTCGATCAGGTCGGCCAGCTCGCCGAAGTGCGCGGCGGCGCGGGCGTGCTCCATGCGCCGGTTGTCGGCCAGCACGCGGTAGTAGCCGGGCAGCACCGCCGCGCGGAACGCCAGATAGTCGGAGCCCATGCCGCAGGCCACGCGCAGCGCCGTGCGGGCCGCGATGCTGGCCGGCGGGCTGAACTGGTCACCGAACCAGAACTTGCGCGCCTGGAACACCTTGTCCTGGGCGCTGGACCGGTTCGCCGGGTTCAGGCGGTAGCCGACGATGCGGTCGCGGGTGAAGTCGCGCACCATCGAGCGCAGGGCCGACAGGTTCAGGAGGTATTCCCGGCCCTGGGCACCGATGCGCGCGGCGCGGCGTTGGATGCGGTTGCGGTTCATGGTTGTCTCCTTGCCCCGGCACCCGGGGCGGGTGGGGAAGGTCAGGCAGCCCGTTGCCAGGGCGCACGGCCCTCGCACATGGCGATGAACATTTCTTTTTGGGCGGCCCTGGCGGCGGCCCCGGCGGCGGCCCTGGCGGCGGCCCCGGCGGCGGCCCCGACGGCGGCCCAGGCGGCGTCCCAGGCGGCGGCCCAGGCGGCGGCCCCGGCGGCGTCCCAGGCGGCGGCTCGCTCTTCTTCGGTGGCTTCGCCGTTCGCAAAGCGCTCGGCCACATCCAGCGCGTCCTTGCTGCGCTGATCCGTCATCAGGTGTTCAACCTGGCGAGCGCACCAGACAGCGAACAGGCGCGCGTCGCGGTCAACACCGGACACGCAGCGCAGCGCCCACAACGCATCGCCCAGGCCGTTGCTCTTCAGGATCGCAACCAGCGTGATCGGCTCGGCATGCCGGAAGCGAATGTAGCTCTCGCGGTCGCCGTCGTCGGCCGTGAATTCGCGGCCTTGGATAGCGCGAACGACCTTGTTGTATCCGTTGAGGCAAGCACCTTCGCGGCGCAGGGCAGCGAGCGTGACTTCGAACTTCGTTGCGGTATTGGTCTCGGCCACCGTCTTCTCCCAGTTCTCCCCGGGGTGGGGAGGTGTTGGAAGGATTATGCGCAAACGAATAGGAATGGTCAATACGAAAACGAATAAATAATTCGTCAGGGTATACCCTTGGGCGCAAAAAAGCCGCCTTTCAGGCGGCGTTTTGTCTCGTGTGCTTTCAGTTTGTGGGGTAGCGCTTCGGCCGATCCGTCAGTTCACGCACCAAGTTGGACGTGCCCACCAGCGGAGTCGACAGCGGGTTCTGTGCGCAGTGCTTGTCCAAATAAGCAAGGACGGTGGGGCCGTCAGGAATCATTGGGATAGCAGGATCAGTGTCTTTCTTCTCCATGTTGTAGCCGCTCAAATAGCCATGAGTCCATTGCCAAAACTGCGCATCAACAGCGTCCGATCGCTTCGCCCTGGCGGCCAAGTATTCTCCGCAACTCGACGTTCCAGCGCCGCTGACGTAGACCTCATCGCTTTGTGCAGCGAAGGGCATCACCATTGAACCGAGCGAAAAAACCAGGAGCGCTGACGGCCATTTCATTCTCAAAAGTCCTCGCTACGCCAGACCTTCAGCACGCGGCCGAAGACCTCGAAATCCATGGTGGGTTCGACGACCCAAGCCTGATAGGCCGGATTTTCCGACAACGCCATCAGGCCCCTGCCGGGGATCTTCTGCAGCCGCTTGATGAACCCTTCGCCATCGACGCGAAAGAAGTAGACGGCGTCGTAGTCGGCCGTGATGACGCCGCGGTCGACCAGCAGGGGATCGCCTGGGTTGAACATGGGGCGCATGGAGTCGCCGAAGCCGGTCACGATGCACAGATTGCTGGCAGACGTGGCGCCGCGCACGTTTTGCGCCAGCCATGCCTGGTCCACGCGCCAGCTCTTGATGAGCCCGGGCTGGTCGCGTAGCTCGAGGCCGTCGCCCATCTTGCCGCCAGTGTCGAACTGGGGGATCGGTACGTCGTCCGACACCGCGGCGGTGGGGAGCGCTGCCAGCGTCTTGTCGCTGTCGCCGCTGAACAACGCAGCCACCAGCTCGGCGCGCGCTCGGTCGCTCAGAAAGGCCTCGACCGGCACGCCGTAATGGCGGGCGATCGGCTCGAAGGTGGACACGCGCGGCTCGGCCGCCGTCCCAGACAGGAATCGGTAGATGGTGGGCTGCGGCACCTTGGCCTTGCGTGCAAGGGAGTTCGCGGTGTCGCCGGCGCGCGACATCAGCGCCGCCAAGAATTCACGGGAGTTCATGGCGAAACTATGCATGAATGAATAATTCGATTGGGTATTGCATGGTTATTCGGAAACGTATAACCTGATGCCCATGGACACCGCTACTGACCTCATCAAGCGCATTCGCGCCGCCGGATTGACCCAGTCGGAGATCTCCCGACGCACAGGCATTCCGCAGCCGCGCCTCTCTCGTTGGGAGGCTGGCGCGCCTTCCGCCGGCGCCAACGACGCCCTGAAGCTGGCCGAGCTGGCCCGCTCGCTGCCGCCGGCGGCCGAGGAAGGCCGGGCCGCGCCGTGTGCGACATGAAGCCATCAATGCACCGTCGCGCCGACGCGGTCGTCGGTGGCCCAGGCCATGCGGTCGCGCTCGGCGCGCAGCTCTTCAAAGATGGCCAGGACGGCCGCTTCGGACGGGTCCACGAAGGTCCGGCGGGCCATGTCCTGGGCGGTGATCAGCAGCTTTTCGGTTTCGGTCAGATTTTTCATGTCGCCAGTGTGCCCGGCGGCCAATTCCAGGGCATTCCTTTCCTTTTGAGCAGCCATGATTCCCATTGAACCGGCCGGAATGTCCGGTCCCCACATCATCGAGACGGCCTTGCGCTTGGCAATGGCCAACCAGGCCCAGCGCCAAAAGCTGCTGGATGAGACGGGCTGGGACGCCAGCATGCCGTCCAAGATTTGTTCTGGCGCCACCGGCATCACGCTGGAGAAGCTGGATTCGATGTGCCGGGCCCTGGGCCTGACGATCGTCGAGGTCGGCTACATGGACTATCTGGCGCGCGGCAATGAAATCGGATCGCGCTGCTGCAAAGCTCGGCTGAGCCTGGGCAATTGCGGAGCGAGATAGGCATGCGCCAGCGCCTGCACAACCCCCGCACGTTCCTGCTGGTCGGCGCCAGCCAACAGGCCGCCGCGCAGACGTTCCTGGCCAACCTGCCGCTGGACGCCGACGAGCCGCTGGAAGTGGTGGTGCGCGAGCGCGTCAAGCCGCGCAAGATGAGCCAGAACGCCCTGATGTGGGTCGGCCCCCTGGCCGACATAGCGGAACAGGCCTGGGTGGGAGGCAAGCGCTTCACGGCCGAGGCCTGGCACGAGCATTTCAAGCGCGAGTTCCTACCCGAAGAGTTCGACCCCGAGCTGTGCCTCGATGGCTACGTGAAGTGGCAGATCACCCCGCGCGGCGACCGCGCGCTGGTGGGCAGCACCACCATGCTGACCGTCAAGGGCATGGCCCAGTACCTGACCCAGGTGGAAGCCGCTGGCGCCGAGCTGGGCGTCGAATTCCGCACGCGAGAGGCCCGCTGATGCTGCGCCGCTCGCCGCTGACCCGCAAGACCCCGCTCAAGGCCACCACCGGCCTGCAGCGCACCCCATTCAAGCGCCGCGCGCCGAAGAAGCGCCCCGGCCATGCGCCGAAGTACACCGCCGCGATCCAGGGGGAGTGCAGCTACCTGCGCTTCCCTGGCTGCCGCAGCTACCCCGAAGACCCCACGGTTGTGCCCGCCCACCAGAACGAGGGCAAGGGCATGGGCCTGAAGGTCCACGACAAATTCACCGTCCCCGCCTGCCACTTCTGCCATGCGCTCTACGACCAGAGCGGGATCGATCGAGAAATCAAGCGCGCCACCTTCGACTGGGCATACACCCGGTGGGAGCCCGTGCGCGCCGAGAAGATGAAAGAAGGAGCCGCCCATGGCTGCTGACTGGATCAAGATGCGCGTCGACCTGCCGACGCATCCGAAAGTTGTCCGCATTGCGTCCGCTTGCCAAGCGGACAGACTGCGCGTGATTGGCGGACTTTTGTCCGTTTGGGGGATCTTCGATGCCCACTCGGTCGATGGAAAGTTGGAAGGCTATACGCCCAAGGTGATGGACGAGACCGTCGGCTTTCCCGGATTTTCGGACGCCATGATTTCCGTCGGCTGGCTGGAATTTGACGGGAATTCCCTCTATATGCCCGAGTTTGACGAGCATAACGGCCAGTCCGCCAAGAAGCGCGCGCAGGATGCCGACAGGAAGAGAAACGACCGAAATCTGTCCGCTTCACAAGCGGACAAAAAGCGGACTAGAGAAGAGAAGAATAGAGAAGAAAAAGATAACCCCCAAAGCCCCCTGCCGGGGGTAGAGGGCTGGACGTTGCCGGACTGGGTTCCTGCCGAACCCTGGCAGCAGTTCGAGGAAATGCGGCGGAAGAAGAAAAAGCCCATGACCGACGCCGCCCGCAAGCTGGCGGTGACCAAGCTGGACACGCTGCGATCTGCCGGCCACGACGCGGCCGCGGTCATCGGGCAGTCCGTCCTGCACGCCTGGGACTCGTTCTACGAGCTCAAGGGCGGCGCCGCGCCGGCGGTTCCCGGCGAGGACCAACCGTGGTCGGGGGCAGTGTGATCGGACACCAGACCCTCTTCGCTGCCCGGATGGCGGGCTACCGACCTGCCGACGTCTGGGTGGCCTGCGTGCCCCCCGGCCAGCGCCACGGCAGCTTTACCCACCCCGAAGCCATGATCGGCCGCATGACGGATGGCCGGTGGGTCGGTCATGCCGAGATCCACATCCACGACGACGAGAACGTGGCCACGCTCGACCTGCGCATGGTGGTGGGCACGGTCGTGCACCTGCTGGCGCCGACGCGGGCCCGGGCGCTGCAGGTGCTGCGGCGCCTGGCCGAATGTTCGCCCGCCAAGGTCATCGCGTCCGGTGACTGGGGGCTGGCCACCTGGCAGCCCGGCGCCACCATCGAGGAATTCCCAGCATGAGCCAGATCATTAGCCCCGCCGACGTCGACTTCGAGGCCTACATGGCCGAAACCGAGCCCCAGGCCAAGGTGCTGGCCGCCGAGGCTTGGCGCGACGAGTTGGCGCGCGCCGTCGAGCACGGCGAGCAGATCACGGGCGCGAAGCTGCCCTGGGCCAAGACGCACGACCTGCTGCGCTTCCGCCCGGGCGAAGTGACGCTCTGGCAGGGCATCAACGGCCACGGCAAAAGCGAGCTGCTGGGCCAGGCCTGCATCGGCTTCGCCTGCCAGGACGAGCGGGTGTGCATCGCCTCGTTCGAAATGAAGCCCCAGTCGACCCTCAAGCGCATGCTGCGCCAGACGGCGATGAACAGCCGGCCGAGCGTGCAGGCCGTCGATCGCCTCATCGACTGGTCGCGGGATCGCCTCTGGCTGTACGACCAGCAGGGCACCGTCAAGCCGGCCATGCTCTACGCGGTGGCGCGCTACTGCGCCGACCGCCTCAAGGTCCGCCACCTGGTGATCGACAGCCTGATGAAGTGCGTCCGCGGCGAGGACGACTACAACGGCCAGAAGGACTTCGTGGACATGCTCTGCACGCTGGCGCGCGACCTGGGCATGCACATCCACCTGGTGCACCACGCCAAGAAGGGTGAGAACGAGGACGCCATCCCCGGCAAGTTCTCCGCCAAGGGCTCCGGCGCCATCGTCGACCAGGTCGACCAGATGCTCACAGTGTGGCGCAACAAGCGCAAGGAGCGTATCGCCGAGGCCGAATTGCGCAAGGACGGCGAGGTGGCCGCCGACACGCTCGACCTGCCGGACACGATGCTCATCTGCGACAAGAACCGGCACGGCGAGTGGGAGGGACGCATCAACCTCTGGCGCCACGCCGACAGCCTGCAATTCACCAGCGACAAGCGTCGCCACCCCATCGACATGATCGGAGCTCTCGCATGAATGCTTCACCGAACCTCACCGACCCCTACGACCCGATGGCCGGCACGCTGGCCAGGACGGCGATGCAGTGCGCGGCCCGTGGCTGCGACGGCTGCCTTGTGTGCAGGTCGGCCGGCGCCGCGCAGGTGGTGCAGGAGCCCCACAAGACCGCAGGTGGTGCAGGAGCTGCCCCGGCCAGCTTCGCGCGCGCGGCAGTGTTCCAGGGCGAACCGTTTCCGCCCCTGGGCGAGCCGGAGCATGGAACATCGCCTGTTCCGGATGTTCCAGGAAATGTTCCAGCGCTGAACGTCAACATCCTGGCGCTGGACCTGGGCACGAAGCTGGGCTGGGCGCTGCAGCGGCGCGGCCGGCCAATCACCCACGGCACCGAGTCGTTTGCTCCGCGCAAGTCCTGGTCGCCTGGCCAGCGCTGGCAGCGCTTCCGCACCTTCCTGCATGAGGTGGTGGCGCACAACAACGTCCACGTCATCGCCTACGAGGACGTCAAGCGCCACGCTGGCACCGATGCCGCGCACGCCTACGGCGCCTTCTTGGCGCTCACCGAGCTGGTGGCCGACAGCCACCGCGTGCGCCTGGTGCCGGTGGGCGTGGGAACGATCAAAAAGCACTGGACGGGGAAGGGCAACGCCGACAAGGCCGCCATGGAAGCCCAGGCGCGCGCCCGCGGCTTCCGCCCCGAGTCCGACAACGACGCCGACGCGCTGGCGATCCTGCATCTGGCTATCGCCAAGGAAAAGCGGGAGTGGGTCGCACCTCAGGCCAAGCCGAAGGCGCGACGCACGCGAAAGTCCGGCGCCGTGGCGCAGGAGCGCAAAGCATGAGCACCCACGAGCAGACCGCGCGCAACGCGGAAATCGTCCGGCGGCGCCTGGCGGGCGAAGGCACCGCCGCGCTGGCGCGCGAGTACGAAGTGACGTCGACGCGCATTGCCCAGCTGGTGCGCCGGCATCGGGAGAAGGTCGGCGAAATCCCTGCCAGGCCGCGCACCAAAGCGCCTGCCAAGCGGGAGAAGCCGGCCGAGCGCATCCGGCCGCGCCTGCGCAAGGTCGAGCTGGGCCTGTGGCTGTGCGCCGGCGGCGGGGCTTTCGGCCGCGGCGAGACGCATTGGGAGGCGTATAACCGCTGGCTGAAAGCCGCCCTGGCCGGCCACGTTGCCGCCCACTTCGCGCCGCATGTGCCGAAGCCGGCGGAGCCCGAGAAGCCCTACGCCGGGCCGGTGACGGTGGTGCCCGGCACGAAGGTGGCGTCGCGCGCGCTGACGTTGCCGCCGGCCATGCGGTTTGCCATGGAGCGCGCAGGCCTGGCGCAGACCCGCCTTCTCACCCTGGGCGAGGCCTGATGATGGACCGCCTGCTCGACGTCGACGCTTTCCCGGTCGGTATGCGCGTGCTGACGCCCACCGGGCGCCTGGGCGTCGTCGTCGCGCACAAGGGCGCCGAGTCCAAGGAGGACGCCCACGAGCGCTGCCTGGTCCGCTACCTGGACCGTGGCGGTCGCGACCGCGCCACCGTCTCCCTGATGCCCAGCCTTCTCAAGCCGGCCAGCGCCGGCCCGCAATTGGAATTCCCTTTCGAGGATCACGCAGCATATGGCCAAGTCTCCGCTCACCCCTAAGGTTCAGCGCTTCATCGACGAGTACCTGGTTGACCTGAACGGCGCCCACGCGGCCAAGCGTGCCGGCTACAGCGCCAAGTCGGCCAAGGAAATCGCCTACGAGCTGCTGGGCAAGCCCGCCGTCGCGGAGGCGATTGCCGCAGCGAAGGCGGCGCGCGCGGAGCGGGTGGAGGTAGACCAGGATGCGATCCTGCGCAAGCTGCTGGCGGCGGTGCACACCGACCGCAACGGCCTGACCCAGTACCGCCGAATCTGCTGCCGGTACTGCCACGGCGAGGGCCATCGATACCAACGAACCGCCGGGGAAATGGAGCGCGACCGCGCCCAGCACCGGGAAAAGCTGGCCGCGCACAAGGCTGACAAGAAGAAGCCCAACCCCGGGCGATTCGACCCGCAGGGCGGCATCGGCTACCACAAGCTGCGCGACCCGCATCCTGATTGCCCGGAGTGCTTCGGCGAGGGCATCGGCGAGACGTTCGTCCAGGACACGCGGAACTTGACCCCTGAACAGGCCGCCATCTTCGACGGCGTCGAGCAGACGCGCGAAGGCCTGCGCATCAAGACGTTCGACCTGGGCCGCGCCACCGAGCTGGCGATGCGCCACGCCGGCATGCTCCACGACAAGGTCGACCACACCACCAAGGGCGAAAAGCTGCCGGCCAACGCCGGCCCGGCCGTCCTCAACGTGACGATCGGCAAATGAGCGCTCTCGACATCGACTTGCACCCCAAGCAAGGCCTGCTGCTGAAGAGCATAGCCACGGAAATCCTGTTCGGCGGCGCGGCCGGCGGCGGCAAGTCGTTCGTGATGCGCGCGCTGGCCATCATCTGGTGCGCGATGATCCCCGGCCTGCAGGTCTACCTTTTCCGCCGAACGCTGGACGACCTGATCAAGAACCACATCGAGGGGAGCAGGGGCTTTCGCGCAATGCTGGCGCCCTGGGTGCTGACCGGGCGCGTGCAAATCATCGACTCTGAAATCCGGTTCTGGAACGGGTCCAAGATCTACCTCTGCCACTGCCAGCATGAAAAGGACCGGTTCAAGTATCTGGGCGCGGAAATCCACGTCCTGCTGATGGACGAGCTGACCACGTTCACCGACACGATCTACCGATTCCTGCGCACGCGGGTGCGGATGACGTCCGTGGACCTGCCGGCGGAGTATCGCGGCTGCTTTCCCCGTGTCTTGGCTGGGTCCAACCCCGGCAACGTCGGCCACGGCTGGGTAAAGGCGGCCTGGGGCCTGGGCAAGGACGGCGCCCATGAGCCGATGGAGATCTGGCGCACGCCGGATGAAGAGGGCGGCATGCTGCGGCAGTACGTGCCGGCGCTGCTCGAAGACAACCCCACCATGGCCCAGGATGATCCGACCTACCGCGCGCGCCTGCGCGGCCTGGGCTCGGCTGCCGTGGTGAGAGCGTTCGAAAAAGGGGACTGGGATGCCGTGGCCGGATCCTTTCTGGAAGGTGTCTTTGACCCCGACCGTCACATCGTCAAGCCTTTCGTCATCCCGCACACCTGGAAGGTGTGGAAGGCCATGGACTGGGGATTCGCCAAGCCTTACAGCGTGGGCTGGTGGGCGCTGTCCAACGACGGCGTTTTCTACCGCTGGCGCGAGCTTTACGGCTATGGCGGCAAGGCCAACGTCGGCAGCCGCGAGGAAGCCGCCGCGGTGGCCAGGCGCATCGAGGAAATCGAGAAGCACGACCAGCGCATGGGCTACGACTACCGCCAGAACATCGCCGACGCGGCCATTTTCAGCGAGGCTGGCACCGAGAGCATTGCCCGCGCGTTCAAGAAGGGTGGGGTGGTCTGGCGTGAGTCCGCCAAGGGGCGCGGCTCGCGGATCAACGGCGCCCAGCGAATCGTCGACCTGCTCATGGCTGACCGGCTGAAGGTGTTCGACTCCTGCCGCCACTGGATCCGCACCGTTCCGCTGCTGATGCCCGACCAGAACCGCCTGGAAGACGTGGACACCTCGATGGAAGACCACGCCTGGGATGAAACCATGTACGCGACCGGGCCGATCCGCCGCGCGCCGGATGCGCCGGATCAACAAAAATCCGACGACGACGCATCGGACGGGGAACATGACGGCCATGGAAACTACCGCATGCGAGCCTGACCATGGCCACCAATGACCTGTTGACCGCGAGCGAGGCTCAAGAGCCCGGGCTGCCTACGCCGCCGGACGATCCGCTGGCGAAGAAATGGGCCGGCCGGGCGGGGCGGGGCCGCAAGCACTGGGAGAAGCTGCGCAAGCGCATCGAGCACAACCGCAAGAAGGTGGCGGGCTTCTGCTGGGACAAGGACCCCGCCACCCAGGAATTCGTCGACCCGCGCGCGAACCTGATCTTTGCGACGGCCCAGGCCACGCTGCCGAACATCTACGCCCGCAACCCGGACGTGTCGGTCACCGGCACCTGGCGAAACAAGGATGTCAGGCTGTTCTGCGAGACGCTGGAAACCGTACTGTCCAAGCAGATGCGGATGGCGAAGCTCAAGAGCCGGATGAAAATGTCGGTGCTGGCGGCGATGACCGAGTATTTCGGCATCGTGAAGATGACCTACCAGCGCGACATCGAGCGGGACCCGCTCATCACGCAGCGGATCAATGACGCCCAGGACAACCTGGTCCAGCTCGACAACCTGATTCAGCAGTCCGAAGACCCGCAGAGCCGCGGCGACGCCGAGCTGAAGAAGCGCGAGCTGGAAGAGCAGCTGCGCGGGCTCGAGGCGCAATCCGAAGTGGTCAGGTCCGAGGGGCTGGTGCTTGACCGAGTGCTGCCCGAAAACCTCATCATCGATGACGGCGTCGTCGAGTTCGATGATTACCCGAACGCCGACTGGATGATCCAGGAGGTGCCCATGGCGCGCGGTCGGGCGCAGGGGCTCTACAAGGTCAACCTGTCCAAGGCCAAGGCTTACAAGCCGATCGCCCACCAGATGGGGGACGGCAAGAACGGCAGGGGCACCGACGGCGGCGGCCGGCTCATGTCGGGCGAAATGCAGCAATCGGGGGACGATGACGAGGTCATCTGCATCCTGGAGATCTGGGACCGCACCAGCCAACTGGTCTACACCATGGCCGACGGTTGCAATTTCTTCTGTCGCGAGCCGTACCCGGTCGAGAAGGCCGGGCAGCGCTGGTTCCCGTTCTTCATCCTGCCCTATGCCGTGCTGCCTGGCCAGTTCGTGGCGCCGTGCCTGGTCGATCTGACCGAGAAGCTGCAGAACGAATACAACGGCACGCGCGACAAGTTCGCCGCGCACCGCGAGCTCAATCAGCCGGGCTGGATTGCCGCAGCCGATGCGAACATGAAGACCCTGAAGCGCCATACGGACGCGATCTTGGGCGAAGTGGTACTGATCGACCCCGACGGCAAGCCGCTGAACCAGGTGATTCAGCCCAAGCAGTCGATCCCCGTAAACCCGGCGGACTACGACACCGGGCCGATCCGCGTGGACTGGGAGCAGGTCACCGGCCTGCAGGACGCCGCGCGCTCGACCGTCGTGCAGCCCAAGACGGCCACCGAGGCCAGCATCATGCAGCAGTCGCTGTCTGGTCGCACGGCCGAATTTCGCGACAAGCTGGAGGATCTGCTGCAGGAAATGGACGAGTGCGCCGCGCAGATCCTGCTGCAGGAGCTGTCTCCGGCGCAGGTCGAGCGCTACACCGGTCAGCACAAGATGGGCGTCGCGCCGGACCCGATGAACCCCGGCGCCATGATTCAGGTCATCGAGGAACCGGCCTACGACTGGCCCCAGCTATCCCGAGGCCAGATTTTCGACATGGTCGAGATCAACATTGTGGCCGGCACCACCGGCGCGCCGGATAAGGTCCAAGCGCAGGAGACCTGGGCCAAGATTTTCCCGCTCGTGCAGCAGCTGCTGGGTCAGATCATGCAGATCGCGGCACAGGGCGGAGACTACGGACCTCTGGAAGCCCTGCTGCGCGAAACGCTACACCGATTCGACGATCGGATCGATGTAGATCAGTTCCTGCCGCGGCCGGCCCCAACGGTTCCCCCTGTCGCGCCTGGCGCTGCGCCGGCGGCTCCCGCGCCGCAAGCGGGTCCGGTTCAATCCGACCCTTCACAAGACCCCATGGCGGCCGTGCAGCAAGGCGGCCAGGTCCCCGGCGCGCCCGCACAGGCGCCCACTCTCCCCGCACTCACCCAATAGGAGCTTTACATGGACGAAGATCTCGACAACCTGCCGCAGGACGACGACGCCGGCCAGCAGCAAGACGGCGGCGCGCCAGCGTCAAGCGGCCCCAGCGCCGCGGCCGAGCCGTTGCCGGCATCCGCCGGTTCCCAAGCTGCGGCATTCCTGGATTCGCTGACGGAAGGCTCCCCGAGCCAAGGCGACGGAGCGGACACGGCTGGCCGCGCGAGGGATGACCTCGGCCGATTCAAGGCCGGCGGCGCAGCCTCCGCAGACCTGGCAGGCGCGCCGAGCCAGCAGCAGCCGGGCCAACCCGGGCAGCCGGCCGTCGCGCCCGCGGCGCCCAAAACGCCGGAGCAGGAAGATGGCGAGCTGCTGGCGGGCATCAAATCCGAACGCGGCCGCGCCCGCGTGGCGCAGATCATCGAAGAGCGCAAGGCCGCTCAGGGCGAAGTCGCTGCGGTGCGCGACCTTGTGCATGCCGCGGGCATGACGGCCGAGACGTTCAGCCAGCACATCGAATTCTCGCGCCTGGCCAACTCCAACGACCCGCGCGACCTGCAGCAGGCCGCGCAGATGCTGGAGCAGACCCGCGCCGAACTGTATCGGAAGCTGGGCCAGGACGCGCCGGGCGTCGACGCGCTGTCGGACTTCCCCGACCTGGCGCAGCACGTGCAGAACCTGCAGATGCCGCGCGAGACGGCGCTGGAGGTGGCGAAGATGCGCCGCGAGCAGCAGAGCCATCAAGCGCAGCGTCAACAGCAGCATGTGGCCCAGCAGCAAACCGCCCAATTCGAGCAGGACGTGGCGCGGGCGCAGCAGTCGTTGGAAAGCTACGTGCAGACGCGGGCGCATGAAATCGACCATCCGGCGCGCATGCAAGCGCTGCAGGCGCATTTCTCCGATCAGCGCAAGATGCAGGAATTCATCTCGATCTACGAGCCGCGCCAATGGCCGCACGTCCTGCGCATGCTCTACGACAACGCCCAGGTGACCCCGCCCGCGCGCCGCGCGTCGCCGGCGCCGATCAGCGGGCGCACCGGCGCCCTGGGCCGGCCCGCGCCGGCGGCGGATCAGCCCTCCGATCAGCGCATCATGTCCCACATCGACAGCCTTGGGCTGTGATTGACAAAAATGCTTGACGTTTTCCCCGTGCGCTCATACTGGCATTGCCATGGGTGGCACGGGGTAGACGGCCCGGCTGGAAATCGCGAAAGCTGAGAGCGCGGCCAGCCCAGTCGGGCCCGTCTTTTCCGAACACCCTCATACCGAATTTGTCGCTGTATCGCCGGGGTCGCGTCCGGTAGCGCCGCAAGTCCCTCCTGAAGACGGAGACAGCCGGAGTCGCGCACGGCAGAAGGGACAAGCACATCCAGTTTGGCGTCCTGGGCCGGTGTGGAAGTTGGCTTTTTGCAACTTTCATTCTTGGAGCGACAAATGCCCATTTCTCCTGGTGATCTCGCCTATCTGGGGAAGGTTTCCCTGGACGACTACATGCGCAACACCCCGGTCGATCAGATCGGCGTGGAGCATCCCCTGCTGAAAAAGCTCATGAGCAAGCGCAAGCTGTTCCTGGGCGCCAAGCAGAACGTGGTGGTGAACGTCCGCAAGTCCTACGACAGCAACTTCGCGTGGGCCTACGGTGAAGCCGCCGTCAACTTCAACACCCGCCAGACGACCGACCAGGCCGCCTTCCCGTGGCGCCGCGCCGTGGATGCGTTCCGTATCTCCTACGACACGCTCTTCGGCAACGGCATCAAGGTCCGCGAGGGCGAGCGCGGCGCCTACAAGCTCGAGCAGAGCGAGAAGGTACAGCTGGTCAACCTGCTCGACGAACAGATGGAATCGTTCCGTCTGGGCTTCTTCGAGAAACTGGACCTGGAACTGCACCGTGACGGCACCTCGTCGACCGATGCCGTCACCGGCCTGGACGGCCTGATCACCACCGCGCCGGCGACCGGCGTGGTTGGCGGTCTGGACCGCGCCACGGCCACGTACTGGCGCAACAACGCCTCCACGGCCATCGCTTCGGGAACCGCCGGCGCGCTGACTGACGCCATGGAACTGCAATGGCGCAGGTGCATCCGCAACGGCGGCTCGCCCGACTTCATCCTGGCCGGGTCCGCGTTCATCGACGCCTACCGCAAGACGATCACCATCACCCAGAACGCCGAATCCGGCACGGCCAAGCGCATCGACGCCGCCACCGGCACCGGCACCGAAACCGGCCTGTTCTTCAAGGGCGTGCCGATCGTCTGGGATCCGAACTTCGAAACGCTGGATGCGCTCGATTCGCCCACGATCCCGTGGGAGAAGCGTTGCTACTTCCTGAACACGAAGTTCATCGACCTGCGCGACGACGACATGGACATCGTCACCCCGGTGCGGCCGCACAACGTGCTGTCGCTGTTCCAGATGATCAACCTGCGCCTGGCGCTGGTGCTGAAGCGCTCCAACGCGCATTCGGTCCTGGCCATCGCCTAACCGGGCGGCCCGGCGGCTGCGGCTGCCGGGCGGCTCTTTCCAGAGAGGAAACCATGCCTTTTGTCATCCATGCGCGGATCCGCCGCGACGCGAACACCATCACCCCGGTCACCGTGCGCCCGCACGAAGTGGCCATCCTGCAGACCATCCACGGCGAGGAAAACGTCCAGAACGTCGATGGTCAGGTCCTGGACCTGAAAGCCCTGGAAGCCGTCGACGTTGCCGGCGAGGTGCCGGCGTCGGAAGACGAGTTCAACCGTCTGACGTCCAAGTACGGCGGCAACGAAGAAGGCCTGCTCGTCGAGCAGGTCTATGGCAAGCGCGCCGCGGGCAACCTCGACGCAGCCGCCGATCGCCTCGACGAAGCCGTCGCCAAGATCGCCGACGCGGCCGGCACCGTCGAGGCGCGCGGGCGTGGTCGCGGTCGCGGCCGTGCATCGGCGGCGGGCGATGCCAAGAAGGCTGCCGACGCGGCCGGCACCGGCGCGCAGCAGGAGTAAGCAGCCATGGCGCAGCCCCCCGCCTACAACCGGACCAAGGACTTTGCGACCGACTACCCGGACCAGACAGATAACCAGGCCATCAACAATGAATTGGATGGGGTGTCTTTGTCGGTCAATGGCATCCGGAAGAATCTCGCCCTGATCCAACGGGATGACGGCGGGCTGCGCAATAACATTGTCACCAAAGACGCGCTTTCTCCGGAGCTGACCGACGAGCTCTATGCAGAGTTCTCGGGCAACATCAACGATGCTGTGTTACAGGCCCAGCAGGCCGCAGTCGAGGCTGACAACTCCGCGCAATCAGCAGCCAATGACGCCGCAAGCGCTGCGGCAGCAAAGACCGATGCGCAGGCCGCTGCGAACGGCGCCCTGGCCAGCGCCGCTGAAGCCAGCGTCAGCCAGGTTGCCGCCGCCGCGTCGTCAAACAGCGCATCCTCGTTTGCGACCGCAGCGGCGGCGAGCGCGTCGGCATCGGCAGGATCGCAGACGGCCGCCGCCAATAGCGCCAGCGCAGCGGCGGGATCTGCCAGCGTCGCCCAGGGCTCAGCGAGCAATTCCCTGGCAAGCGCGACTGCCGCGGAGACGAGCGCCACCACAGCCAGCAACCAGGCAACCGCGGCGGCGTCCAGCGCGTCGGCCGCTGCTGGGTCAGCCACGGCTGCAGGGAACAGCGCCACGGCGGCCGGGGCAAGCGCCGGCCTGGCTCAGGACTGGGCCATCAAGACAAGCGGTCCGGTAAGTGGAGGCGAGTTTTCGGCGAAGTATTACGCCACGCTTGCCGCCGCTGCGCAGAAGTGGGCGACGCGCGGCGTGGGGGAACTGGTGCTGATCTGGGATCACCTTGCCGGCGCCGATGTGCCACCCACAAACAACCCCGACTTCCGGTACATCAAGCTGACGGCCAGCTCTTCGTATAACTCGGGCGTGCTCACAAGCGAGTCTGTTGCTGGGAGCGCGCCTCTCCTGACTGCGACGGCCATCATTTCTTTAGCAGGCAGCCCGATGAATGGATCGCTGGTCTACCTAATCAACACTGAACGGCGTGCTGTGCGCGCCGGCGCATCTGGGGACATTCAGGACGATGCATTCCAGCGCTTCGCGCTGCGCGCTCGGCGTGGCAGTGGTGCGGTTGGCCTGTCCGCTGATGCGATGGGTAGCTCGGACGGGTCGCTGTCGGTGGGCATTTCAAGCGCGGGCTACTACGTCGAGACCACCGCAAACGTGGTCTTCGACGCCCCGTCTGGCGGTGCGTCCGTGCGCACCGCAGTCGAGACCCGAATGCGGAACATCGGGGCCAGCTTCTACATGAGGGTCAAGTAAATGCCATACGCAGCCGACGGAA